GTTTCCCAGTCACGATCGGGCGGATGGCGATCAGATTGGCGTCGCTTTCGTTGGAAATACGGTCATTTCTTCTCGTCGGGGTGACGTCCGATTGTGGGACGGAAACGCCTACTACTCAGAAGCGGTCATCAAATCCAATCTCTTCTGGACGACCGACGAGACCGAATCCAATTGCCAGATGTTTACCACTGGCATTGAGGACATGGCCTACAACGTGTGGCCTTCAAGCCCAGGCGGTGTGTGTGCGGCGGGTACGGATACTTACGGAACGCCTGACCTTACCCACTCCTATGCAGATTACGACCTTTACGACGCGGACAACTTTCCGACTTGGTCAGATATTGAGCTGACGACTTCTTCAGTCGGCTATCAGGATGGCGACCCGAGCCTAGAGACTGAGGCCCGATTGAATGGCGCCAACTACGGGTATGCACTAGACGAACTGATGCTGCTGGAAACGTGGATCACCTCAGAAGCGAACTGGGAGAAAACCCTGTTCTATTGCGCTGATGGGGTGGCGAGAAACGCGACGACACCACAAGCGGGTGCGGTATGCACTACGCGCTAGCGTTTCTCCTTCTCTTCGCGTCCCCGGTATGGGCACTGACTGTTGGCAACACCTCAACCACCGAGGGAACAGCCAACACCACGGTTACCCACACGCACACGGTTGCGACGGGGACGAACCGGGTTCTTTTGGTTGGCGTTGCGCGTCAGGATTCCTCAGGCTCCCCGACAGTTACCGGAATCACGTTTGGTGGGGTCGCGCTTACTGCGGTGACCAACGGCAAATCCGAGGGTCCGAATGGTTGGGATGACGCGGAATGGTGGTATCTCGATAACCCGGCAGAGGGCGCCGCAAATGTCGTGGTTACTGTCACTGCGGCGACGACGGCGAACATGGGTGTTTTCGCGCGTGACTATAGTGGTTGCGGATCGGGCGGCTGCACGATCACGGGAAACTATCTCGATAGCGGGAGTACTGACCTAAGCACAAGCGTTGCCTCCATCTCACTAGAGAACGGAGACCATGCCCTTGCTGCTGTGACCCTGGCACAGAGCGGACGCACAACGTCTTGGACGAACGCAACGGAAGACTATGACGATGACTACATCAGCATGTCTTACTCGTTCGCCACTCGGAATTCTACGACCACCGAAACACCGACGATCACTGCGACTTATAGCGCTGATCCGATCCGCTCCGCGTTATCCATCATCACGGTATCGGCAGGCAACAACGTTACCTTCGACGCGGCGAGCTACGAGCCTGGAGATACGGCGACCATAACCGCCAGTGGTTTTGCTTCTGCGATGACAGAGGTCTATCTGGAGAACGTAGGGGAATCCTATGATCTGTCAGACAGGGCGCTGAATGATCTGTCGAGTTACTTCACTCGAACAAGCACGGCCAGCGACGTTGCGGCGGATGGTTCCATCACCTCCGTTGCTTCTGGCACTCCTGCGTTCAACGGCGCGAACGGAATCTATCTGGAGGACGCGGAGACCAACTCTGCGCCTCGCTCAAAGGTTCTGGACGGTACGGGCTGGACAGATGTAAACGTCACCAGTTCTAACTCTGCCATTGCGAGCCGAGACGGTAGCGGGTTCCTCCAGACCATCTCAGCGGATAACAGCAACGGCACTCGTATTCAGACATCCAGCACGGTTGCGCTGACTAACGGCTCTCTGAATACGGTGAGTTTTGATGTGGCTGCGGGGACTGCGGATCACGTTTCAATCGTGGCAACGTCTTCCTCTGTTGGTGCGGTGCTGGATCTGACCAACCTCACGGTCGATCAGAACACTGGGGCGGACTACCACTCGGCAGGCATCAAGCTCGTTGATGCGACGAACAGCATCTATCGCGTTTGGATGGTCATTGACTCAACAAGAGCCTCTGACACGATTGGTATCGGCCCTTCTGATGGAACTGGGTTTGCTTTTGGGCACTACCCTAACGGCAGTTCTGGGGACACGGTTCACGTTGATCTGGCGCAAGTTGAGGTGAGCGGGCATCCGACGAGCTACATTCCAACTTCAGGCTCTACGGTCACCAGAAACGCAACGGCCCTGGACGACATCCCAATTGAGCTGGATGTCACGAATGGCGTGGCCTTGTGGATGAAAGTGAGGCCAAATTTTGCATCGGCAGATACCCGGGCGGACAACCGAATTGTCTTTGATGGAGATGCGTCGAATCTCTTCGACGTTTCGTTTTCCACGACCTCCAACGTGGTCAGCTTCCGAAGACGGGCAGGCGGCTCAGACACAGAGACAGCGGCAGTTACAGTTACAGGCGGATGGGACTACCAAGAAGAACTCATCCTGGCCTTCCGCGCGGACAGTTCGGGTATCGAAGCTCGGGTAAAGGCGGACGGCTCTTGGTACACCGCTAGCACCTCGGACGGTACGGACCTATCCACGGCGGTTGCTGATCTGGACGTTGGAAACATTGGATTAGTTTCTGACATCCACGTTTGGACCGGGACTGGTATCCCTTCGGATGCCGATCTTGCTTTGTTCTCTCTGAGTGGGGATTACAACGGAGTCTTAACAGTTGAGTCTGGGGCGACCAGCTCAAGCGCTGATGTGATTCTGCCTGATCTGACGGCTTATCTGCCGGGCGGGACGCACCAGCAGTTACCTTTCGGTGACGCGATCTATGCCAGCGTGACCGATGGCACGTCAGTCCTGATGGACTCTTACACCAACGACCAACCAGCAAATTCAACGAGCAGCTACTACACGTCCAATGTGTTGTGCTCCACAGGTTCTTGCCCGGCTGACTCGCTGGCTGAGACTTCGACCCCGACGCTCACCAACATGGTCAGTGGGGACGATGCGTTGTGCCGTGCAACTTCAGGCACATTCACGACGATCAATGACTATCTCGTCCCCATGTATCCGGGCGCGGTCACGATCAATTGCCGGTACTTCGATGAGTCTTTACAGGCTTGGTCTGCGGAGTCTACGAAGAGCCTGACTATCTCTAGCAGTGGAGACTGCATAGGGCTGTCTTCTTCGATCAATCGGACCATTAACCAACCTATCCATGTCGCAGTCAGTTGCGGCGCAACCTATTAGGAAAACCTATGCGATATTTGCCTCTATTGCTGCTTTTCTTTGCGCTACCTCTGGTGGCGAAAGAAGTCCCTGGCACGATCACAGCGAACAATGGCACCGCATGTGAAACTGTCTTCCGCTACGGCCACGGCAGCATCTATCTGAGCGGTGCTCTTGGGACGAGCGGCACGCTGAACATTCAATGGTTCACTGACGCGGCTGCTTGGACCACGGCTAAGTCCATGACATCACTCCCGAGCGATCCGATGGAGTACTACCACTTCGGTCGAGAAAACACGCGGATCAGGGCGCAGATTACAGGGGCCTCCAGTTCTCCAAGCCTGACCTGCATCTTTAGGCCGAACACGGATAAGTAATGGCTGAAACGGGCCGACCTTCTAAATATCCGGAAGATATCGAAGAGCGGATTGAGGCGTACAAATCTGCTTGTGCAACGGTCCCGTCGGTAGCCGGATTGGCAGTTTTCTTGAAGGTTGGCAGGCGGACTGTCTACGGATGGGCGGAAGAACGACCCGAGTTTTCGCACATGTTAGAAGAATTGCTTGCAGAACAAGAGAGTAGGTTGCTCGATGGCGGCCTGGGAGGCGATTACAACGCCACGATCACAAAGCTCATGCTGGCCAAACACGGCTACGTTGAGAAACAAGAAGTCACTGGAAACAACGGCGGCCCGATTGAAGTGATCACTTCGGAGATGCCCGCGGACAAGGCGGCTGAAGTGTATCGGGATTTGCTTGGCTGAATTCGACTTCCAGAATCCAGATTACTCTGCGGTTCTGGCAAAGCGGGCTGAAGTGCTCAAAGAGATTCGGGAGGATGCAGAGAAGCTGCAAGCCCTGAAGGTCTACTACAAAGACCATATCGCCGACTTCATCAACGATTGGGGGATGACGTTTGATCCCCGGAATGTGGACGTTGGCCTGCCCTCAACGATTCCGTTTGTGCTGTTCGACAAGCAGCGAGAGTGGGTCGATTGGGTGTATGGGAAGTGGCGCGAACGTTCGGACGGGGTGACGGAAAAATCCCGCGACATGGGTGTGTCGTGGCTCTCCGTAGCCATTGCAGCATCGATCTGGCTGTTTCATCCGGGCGTGGTGATTGGGTTCGGTTCACGCAAAGAAGAGTACGTGGACAAGCTGGACTCCCCGAAGAGCCTGTTTTGGAAGGCGAGGCAGTTTATCGAGCTGCTGCCGAGAGAGTTTCGCCCAGAGTCTTACGATGATCCGTTCATGAAGATCATCAACCACGACAACGGTTCGTACATTGTCGGGGAGGCCGGTAACAACATCGGTCGGGGGGATCGCTCTTCGATCTACTTTGTGGATGAGGCCGCGTTTATCGAGCAGCAACAGTCGGTGGATGCGGCGCTGTCTCAAACCTCGAACTGCAAGATATTCGTCTCGACGCCTAATGGAAACGGGAACGAGTTCTACCAGAAGCGACACTCCGGCAAGTACCCGGTGTTCTCGTTTCACTGGCGGGATGACCCACGGAAAGACGAAGACTGGTATCGAGATCAACAAAACACGCTTGATCCGATTGTGCTCGCGCAGGAAGTGGACATTGACTACAACGCGTCGACCACGGATGCGTGGATTCCTGGCGAAGACATGGAAGAAGCGCAGGGCTATGGGGTTGCGGATCTAGAACCGATTGGCCCGCTGGTGATTGGTGTTGATGCGGCGCATTACGGGGACGATGAGAGTGTCGTTTCTCCCCGACAAGGAAGAATCGCATACGACCAGTTGACGTTCAGAAAAACGGACGGGGTTCGGCTGGCTGGAGAGGTCACGGAGTACATTGATCAGTCTCCGATCCCTGTTGCTGGCGTTGTGATTGAACTGGATGGCCCTGGCGTCAGTTGCTTTGACCAGTTGAAAGCCGGGAAGTACGCGCATCTCGTTCATGGAGTTCATACCGGGTCCAGGCTGAGCGACACGAAGAACTACAACCTCCGGGCGAAGATGTACCGGAAGTTCCGTGATTGGCTTCAAGAGAAGCCTGTACGTGTTCCAGCAGACAAGACGCTGAAAGCCCAAGCCTGTTCCGTCAAGTACGGCTACAAGGACGGAACGCTGCTTCTGCACAGTAAAAAGCAGATGAAGAAAGACGGCGTGAAGTCTCCGGACCGGGCTGATGCCTTGGCACTGACCTTCGCCGTTGATGAAAAAACCTTGCTCGCGAAACCGCGCAGCGCCCCCAAAGTGAAGATGGGCAGAAGCCCTCGCAGAGTAATCCGATGAGCAATCTATTCAGTTCTCCGAAATCTCAGAAAACCAAGCCGCCGGCTGAACTGCCTGATGAGGAGCAGACGGCGAAGCAGAAGAACCGCGACAACATCAGACGACGTCAGTCTGGCGGCCGTTCCTCCACGATCATGAGCGACACGCTTGGATAGTAGGGTCAAGCAGCTACTCAAAGAGGGTGGCGATTTATTCACCAAACGGAGTTCGCTCCTGTCGTACTGGCAGGAAGTGGGCGAGCACTTCTATCCCGAGCGGGCGGACTTCACGTTAACCCGTCACCTGGGAGATGAGTTCGCTGAACACCTCGTCTCGTCGTATCCGGTGATGGTGCGCAGAGACCTGGGTAACGCGATAGGCGCCATGCTCCGAAGGGATGAGTGGTTCCGCATGAAAGCCGCTCGTGAGGAGTGGGAAGACCACGAAGCGAAGCAATGGCTTGCCTGGGCAACGCAGGTTCAGTATCGGGCCATGTATGACCGACGGGCCAAATTCAAGCGCTGCGAGTCTGAAGGTGACCACGACTATGCAGCCTTTGGCCAGAACGTCACCACGATTGAGCTGGATCAGGCTGGTCCAAATCTCCTGTATCGGAACTGGCACCTTCGGGATGTGGCATGGGGGGAGAACCGGGGATTAGACATTGATCGTGTGCATCGAAAATGGAAGACGACGGCCTATGAACTGAAGTCGATCTTTGGCGAAGAAGCGCTTCATGATTCTGTACGACGAGCGTGTGAGAAGGAGCCGTATCGAGAGGTTCCCTGTCGTCATATCGTCGTGACGGGCGAGCACATGAATGAGCCGGGGTTGTGGCAGTCGGTCTATCTGGATGAGGAGAACGATCACCTCATGCGGATGGAGCCGATGAACTACCTGATGTACGTCATCTCAAGGTGGCAGACGGTTTCCGGCTCACAGTATGCGTACTCTCCCGCGACGGTAGCTGCCTTACCTGACGCGAGACTGCTTCAGTCTGTGACGGAAGTCCTGTTAACGGCAGGCGAAAAGTACGTTGATCCGCCGATGGTGGCGGTTCAAGAGGCGATTCGTTCGGATGTGGATATTCGGAGAGGCGGAATCACCTGGGTCGATGATGAGTACGACGAGCGGTTAGGTGAAGTGCTCCGCCCGCTGTCTCAGGACAAGTCTGGTCTACCGGCAGGATTTGATATCCATGATCGAGTGCGAGAAGACATTGCGAACGCGTTCTATCTGAACAAGCTGACCCTCCCGATCATGGCTGGGGATATGACGGCCACGGAAGTTTCTCAGCGCGTCGAAGAATACATCCGTCAGTCTCTCCCGTTGTTTGAGCCGATGGAGTCGGACCGCAACGGTCAAATCTGCGAAAGAACGTTTGAAGTGCTGATGTTGAACGGAGCGTTCGGGGCGAGCATTCCGGATTCTCTGGCAGGCCGAGATGTGGACTTTCAGTTCGAGTCCCCACTTCAGGTGGCGAGGGAGCGTCAGAAGGTTGTGGACTACCGACAAGCGCTAGAAATCACTGGGGCTGGCGCGGAGTTTGATCCGACCCTGGCAACGAATCTCGACTTCACGGTGGCGCTGAGAGACGCGCTTGAGGGCGCGGGTGTCGATGCCCGATGGATTCGCGAAGAAGAACAAGCCAAAGCCTTAGTTCAGGGCATGGCTGAAATGGCCCAGTCCGCTGCCTGATTACAAAGCCTGGAAACCCTTTCCCTGGCAGGACCACGAAGCGGGTGTTCGCTCGCTTCAGGCTGTAGTCAATGGAAAAGCGGTCGAGAGTCAGCAGAAAGAAGCGATTGAGCTGATCCTTCAAGTCTGCCGTATTGATCAATGGGCGTACGACCCGGAATCAGATCGAGACACCTACGTTGCACTAGGAATGCAGCGAGTTGCACATGAACTTCTGAAGTTGGCGAAGTTCGATTTAACCTTGTACGGAGAGCCTGATGGCAGAAGCGGAAAACCTAGACGATAGCGCCGCTGATCAAACCGATGATCAGCAAACGACGATCATTGACGACAAGGCCGATGACAAATCCCCTGACAATGTGACCTGGCCAGATGACTGGCGTAAGCGCATGGCGGGAGACGATGAAAAACTCCTGGCCCGAGCAGAGCGATTTGCGACACCAGAGGAAGTGTGGAAGTCGTATCTCGTGGCGGACAAGAAAATCTCCGAGGGGGTCAAGCCGCCAGAACTTCCAGAA